TTTTCATAAAGCATCAATTAATGATTGTGTAATGGGAAAGCATTGGCAAAATTAAGTCTCAAATTCGCTTTCCTTATTATACACTCAAAGCAGTTTAAAAAAAAAATAATAATGATGAAAAACAGAGATAAGTATAACCTAAAATTAGGAGGCTTTTTTTATGACTGAAAGATTTACTTGCAAAGGTTTAACAATATTTGAAAATGGCGAAGAGATACACACAATAAAAGCGACAGGGTATTTAAACACTCAATCAGACAGGATTGAACAAATGGCGTGTGATTATCGGAAGCTTGAAAAAAAGTATGATGTTCTTAGTAATGAGAGTAGTGAGTTACGGGGTAGGGTTAGTGAATTAGAAAAAACAAACAAATATTTGTTATTGTTACTGGATAATCTCACCAGCAGAAATGAATAAAAAAAAGGGAAAAGAAGAGTAGATTTTTAGAAGAGACTAAGACCGTCATCTTCATAACTTGAAATCAGGGCTTCCTGTGTCTCCTTTTGAAGCCGCTCATACTCCTCAGGAGCATAATCCTCATTTTCCACAATTTCAGTATGGATTATTGGAATATCCATACTATCCAAGAGTGAAAAAAGGTAACTCTTTTTCTTATTCTGGCTTGAAAAACTATCTAACTCATTAGGAATATCCTTTAGGGAGTATGTTTCTAAATAGGCGTACTTGCCTAATTGTTTTTGAGCTATCTCTGTGCATTCTTTATCATAGAAGTAGGTTGTTAGTACAAACCTGTCTTTTTGAATGTCCGTTATGTCTGTAGTTTGTATAAATGGATTAATCATTCGTAAATCCTCCAAATTATAAGTATGGGTCATATTTTCCTGTTTTTTCATATTTCTTGGTTACTGTTTCAAAGTATTTGTAGGTGTTCGGGTAATTCTTTTTAAACCATTCAGGTTCTCTCACATATGCAGCGTAACTGTCTGCAAATGCTTCTACAAATTCATTGCGTGTTTGGGTACGCTTATCCTCTGCGTATTTACTAATCCATATCTTATCGGAAGCTTGTGGATTAAGTTTTCTGTTTCTGCTATTCCCTTCTTTCTTATTACGTGTTGGAAGAGGTGTCTTTTTGATTTTGCCATCTCTACGCAATTTTAAGTCTTCGCGAACACTTAGTTGGAAATCTGGGTTTTCTGAAAATTGGTATGTTCCCTGTTCGGTATTATGCGCTCCTTCATGCGCAAGAGTGGATTTAAACCGTATCCTGTTCCCTGTGAAAGAGTATACTGTGCCTTTTGTATCTGAAAATCCTCCGACCAACATACCATCACGTGAGGTTACCATGTCTTGGCTGCTGATACAAATGGTTTTGTATGTGTCGCTTGAGAATGAAGGTTGCTCATCAATTGTATCTAATACAAAATCAAGACTCAAACCAGAGCTACGTATCTCTTCGCTAACAAGGATATTCACTTCCCTGTCTGCGAAATGATATGATGTGCAAGGTTCGTCCTTTATGGAGTAGCCCATATGCCTGTACCGTTGAGTATTGTTAGTTATTTTTTCTGCATGAATGTTTACATTATTTATTCTGTCTTCCAATTGTTTTAACCTTTCCTCAAAGCGTCCATGTTTATTAGTTGCCCATTTATCAGGGTAATTCTGCTTAATATCACGTAATGTTTTTAGCTCTTCCTGTTCAGCCTTAGTCAAACGGTTAATATCTTGTTTTTTAACATACTGTTTCCTAATCTCAATAGCGCGTTCTGGATTGATTTCCTCAAATGCTCTCATCAATCCTTTTTCTTGTGCAGTAATGCTTCGGAGGTGGTATATTTCTGCTTCGATATTGTTTATGTATGCGTCCTCACATTCCTTGATGAGTTCGGCTTTTTCAGTTTCAGAGCGTGAAAGTTTAATATCACCTATCTGGACTTTTTTATAGTCTAACTCAAATCCTGATAGGTTGTCATGTTTCGGGATATGTGTGAGCCTGTCATAATCGCTCATACTCTCTTTAGCGTAGTATTTTTCAGGGATTGGTTTGATTTCGGTTTTCGCGGTTAACTCATCAAGGCGTGATTTAGGTTCTGTTTTAGGCTCAATTTTCTGTTTAGGTTTAACGGGTTCTGCTGCTTTCGGTTTAACAGGTTCTGCAACCTTAGGTTTAACAGGTTCTGGTTTAGGTTTAGGTTTAGGTTCTGCCGCCTTAGGCTCTGAAGGTTTACCCCTATGTATTACTCCTCTGTGCAGGATTGCCATGGATTTCGGAGTTAGGCGTGGTGTCATCTCAAACACATACTCGAAAATCTCGATAAAATCTTCAATTTCAAGCTCATCTAAGCCTTGACCTTTGTTAAGTTTTTTCACATACTCTCCCATCTCTCCAAGGAGTCTCATCTTATCCTTGAATGTGGTTTCCTCATAAGTCAATTCTCCCTGTTTGTTACGGATACGTTCTAATTCCACTCTCTCACTTGGAGTTAAATCGAAACTATTAGGGTCTGTAAGGTAAACAGAAGGATTATCCGACCATACTGGTTCTTTAGGTTTCGGAGTCTTGCCTTCAAGGTCAGCAATAGCTTTCCTGATTAACTCATCATAATCTGGCGCTTCAATACTAATCAAATCCTCAACACGGAATTGTGCCATTCCTGGAGGTGCAGCCTTGCCAGGAGGCATGACGAAGGGAGCGTGACTGCAACGGCAGTTAATCCATTCAACAAGCTTTCCATTTGTATCTCCAGGGTATTCTAATCCGTTGCTGTATTTTCCTCCGAATTTGATAATCTCACCATTCAGGACAATATGGTCTGCCTTGTCCTTTGGTCTGCTTCCACGTGTACGTCCGTCATTTACGCTGCTCCATTGAGTGTATTCTACGCCCATCTCTTCATAGGTTTGCATTATGCTGTTCTGGTGGGCGTTATGTATCTCTGTACGTGCTATCCTTCTGGCTTCCCAGTCCGCTATCTGGTCGAAACGTTTGATTATATCCCTGCTTACTGAGTCTATTCCTTTTCCGCCACGGTATCCATCGCTTATTATCTTATTGATGTCTTTGTCAATGCGTTGCATTGTTTTTTCACTTGCTTGGAAAGTGTGATTGAGCAGTTTGTCCTCTGCGTATTTGCTTGTCCCGAACAGTTCGTCTTTTTCAAGAATGCCTTTGATAGGGATTGTGTTCGCTTCTTTGAAGGCTGCTCTGTTCTTGTTTGCTAATTTGACAAGTCTTTTAGCTTCTGCACGTCCAAGGCTTCTTTCACGTTTGATATGTTTTTCAAGGATTTCCATATATTCCCTGTGTGCAGCGTGAATGGGAGTGCAGACCATGTCGATTTGTCCCTGGCGCATCTGGTAATCTGTCCAATACTCTTCTAAACTATCCAAGACTTCCTTTTTGACGCGTTGGAATAGTTTGCTTAATGCCTGTTCAAGCCTTTTTTCATTAGTCAAGCTCTTCGCTTGTGTCAGCCTTGCCTTGAATACCATCTGCTTGGCTTGTTCTTTGGTTATCTTCATAATCTGCCTCTGTATCTCCTAAGCTGTTGAGTATGCTTTCCACTTCCAAGTATGGGTTGTCTTCGGTATCATTCCACACCTTCTCCAATGGAACGTTGTTTATGTACCTTGCATTGAGGTAGTAATCGTCTTCGTCTTCAATTGTTAGTCCGAATTTGTTTCCGAAATTATCAATTAATTCTTTGATTGTCATAGCGCCTCTTTGGAATAGGAAATCAGCTAATGCAATATCCTCCCTGTAATCTATTGGCGCTACGTCAACTATGTTGAATTTCCAGGTTTTGACGCCTATCTCTTCCGCGATTTGATTGATTAGGGCTTCGCATTCTTTCTTGATTGGCGCGATTGTGCCGTATTTGTAGCTGTCCATTGTGGATTTTGAATTGCTGCCGTTTAGGTTGCCAGAGTCGAATATTCCCAATCTTGAAGGGTCGACGTGGTGGGCATGAAGTACCTCATCACGTGTATCCTTGCGGTACATTCTGAAGTGTCCCTCTTCGGTCTGAACGGATAAAGGAGTAATCTTGAGGTCTACGTTTCCTTCCTCTCCCTCACTTGGTATGGTTATACAAATCGCACTATGCGGATTTCTAATAACTTCCTTGATTTGTTGACCAATTTTATATCTGAGTGTCTGGGTTACATCATATTCAGGGTCATCAGGTTCTATATCATAATCGGCGAAGTCGCCTGTTACTGTGATTGCGAATTTCGGCATTCCGTAGTTCTCAAAGAAGCTGTTATTGTATTTGACTGCTCCAATGTCACCTTTGATTGAGCCTAAACAAGATACAATCGGTGGTCTGCCATAATAATCGGTCGCGGGAGCATATTCCATGCTCCAGAGTAATTCATTAGCCTTGTTTTCAGGCTCAAGACTATTATATGGTTTCCATTCACCAGTATTTGAGTCTACATCACAGAGTACGCCATTCTCATCATAATTTTTGCCATAGAGGACAAACCATACACGTTTTCCATCAGGAGTAGTGTAGAGTACACGCTTCAAATCAGTATGACGCCTCAATGCTTGAGCAGGGATATGTTTGAGTCGGATAATATCGGATTTGCTTGTGCTTTCACGTATCACTTCCAAAGCACCGTATCCTATAGCGCGGCGGTCATAGACAAGGCGTTGCAAGTGTGTATTGATAGAAGGCTTACTTTCGTCAAGTATCTTAACTAAGCGTTCTTTTTCACTTTCGATAGGCTCTACATTTTCAATAGGTTTGAGAGTATAATCTATCCCACTTGCATCTATACTCACTACGTCCACACAAGCAGCGTGATAAGTGTAAAGGTCAAGCAGTTGTACAAGGTCATATGGATTGTATTTTGGATTGAGTACGGATTTTCCGTGTTCTAATGAGTCGCTTATTGTCTGTTTACTTCCATCAGGTTCTACTTTGCTTTTAAGTGCGTGTTTTTCAAGTTCTAATCTGTCCACCACATGGTACGTATTATCATTGTCCATGGTTACTATGAAACTATCACTATGTTTTTTTGTCATATTCTGTATCCTCCTATATTATGCTCTGATGCGTTTACGTGGTCTTAGCCAGTACCTTGCAGACCCTGTTGCTGTGTCGACTTTATCGTCTACACCGCCTTCCTTTCCCGTAAAGGCTACAAGTTGGTCGATTAGGTCGATATTCCAGGGCGCTTTGACGAAATAGCAATGTCCGTCCTCTGCAATGGCTTCCAGGTCGAAGCTTCTTACATTCTTTTTCAATCTGACTTTGTCTGCTCTGATATGGAATTTCCTCAAGTCAGTTTCTGCTCTGAAACGGCTGATTAATAATTTGCTTCCACTTCCAGGCTCTTGCTCAATCATTATCTTAACATTTCTGCCATCACGGTGTGCTGTCCTTTTGAAGTTGTGCAATACATCATTAGATGACCAGTATCCGCTCACAAGGTCTATGAAGTATAGGTTTTCACCATCATAGCCTGTGAGTAATCCGCTGGTTTCGTCACCATCTTTCCCACTTGCAGCGAAGTCCCAGTACCTGAGCATTGGCAAATCAGTAGGCAAATCCTCTTTACTTATTTGATTGTAGATTTTGTGATTGGTTTCGTTCATAAACCATTCGCGTTTGAATATGTTACCATCACGCTCTATAGGTTGTCCCTGGTAGATTGCGTTGAATAAGTAGCTGCCCATACTCTTTTTTTCAGCCATAAGCCAATCATAATCTCTTTGTGATTGCCAGAGAACATCTCCGATTTGTCTGCCTAATAAGTCATCAGGGCTGTCGCAGATTGCTGGGATATTGACATCTATCCATACGTTAGGGTCGATAGTGCCTCCGCTTCGGAGTATTGCTAATCCTTCCTTTGCAGGTATTGTCGGTTCGGTCTCACGAATTATGCCATGCAGGTCTTTAAGGTGCAGCCTCTGTGCGATAACAAGCATGATAGGTGGCAGACCATTACTACGCTTCTCAAGTCTTGTCTTTGCAGTAGCATTAAACCAGTCCGCTAATTTCTGCTGTTTGACCTTACTTTCCGCATCTGCTATGTTTTTTATAGGGTCATCTACTATGAATAGTCCTGCACCGAAACCAAGGATAGAACCTCCTGCTCCCACAGCTAACATTTGTCCCTTGTATGGGTGGTTTAGTTTGAATTTGTTTTTTGCCTTACTGTCTGTGGATAGTTGGACGTGGTATGGGCTTAGGTTTCCGTAGTAGTTTATAACGTCTTTGACTTGTCCTCCAAATTCGGAGGCTAATCCCTGTGAATATGCTGTTAGTATGATTTTGTCATTCGGGAAGTGGGATAGGAAATATGAAGCGAAGTTTTTACTTATGAGTGTACTTTTGCCGTGCCTACTTGGAACGCCCAGTAATATCTTGCTTACTCTTCCTTGCAAGGCATACTGTAATAATTCTATGATTAAAACATCGAAATCACGGGGCTGCCAGTACCCATTATTAATATAGATGCTCCAGCGACCAATACCCATCACGCCATGATTAGTGGTGCTTATATCTTCGGCAGTAATCATTCTTTCTTGTCCTCAATCAGATGCTTTAATATGTCCAGTTCCTTATTCATAAATTCAGGGCTTGTCACATCTACTTCGCCGTTCAGGGTAGCATCAGCCTTGAGATTAGCTTCCATCTCCTGCTTTTCCGCTACAACATAGGTTTCGGGGTCTTTAACTTGTAACAGGTATTGATGTGCTAACCAGCTTGTGCTGTCAGAGATTTCTTTCAAATGTACTCTTTCATACTTGGCACTTGCTTTCAACCAGTTTATGTAAAATTCTCTTTTTTTACCCTTCTTGGCTTTTTTACCTGCTTCAATCCATCGGTAGAGGGTAGCGCGGTCTATCCCTACAAGGTCTGCACAGGATTTCTGTGTTAACCCTTCCTCTCTGAGTTCGCATAGTTCTTTGCAGATTTGTTCATTGAATTTCATATTAATATTCCTCCCAGTACGTTTTTGCAATCTTTTAGGTTAATATTGTGTTGCATTTAGAATTTGAACCTGAATAGTATGTCAAGGATTGGTATTAGTGCGATTACGAGCATTATTAGTTTGTATGTTGTGTTTTGACTGGTTTCTAATGCTGTTAGGCGTTGGTTTATGGTGTTGTCATCATTGATGCTTTTGAGCATTAGGTTTTGTACTTCGTCTGTGAGTTTGTCTATTTTTTCTTCGATTGTTTGGAGTCTTTTGTCTTTGTAGTCTGCTCTTGCGTCGAGTTCTGCGATTTTGCGTGATTGGTCTTGGATTTGTTCGTCGCGTATGCAGATGTATTCGGGGTTTTTTGTTGTCATGGTTATCAGAGTATTGTTGTGTTTAGTATTAGTCCACACCTTGTGCAGAATGTTATGTTGTGGTGTTTGTCATGTAGGATTTCCTGGTTTTGGCATTCTGGACAGGTCATGTTTTTGTGTTTGTAGTTTTTGTAGGGATTTTTGTGTTTTGTCATTTTTTCGTATCCCTTTTTTTAGTTGGTTTCTCATATATTACTCAAAGCAGTCTTGTGCGGATTTCGTCGAAGTGTACCGTTTTTGGTCAATTCGGGGCGTTTCGATTTTTTTTTTGCATATCGATAAATCGGTTAACCGTTTTTGAGGTATTGGAGCGCGGAGCGTCCGCCTCCATTAAAAATATAGTAACATTTATATAACCTACCGTACATAAATAAGTATGACAAGCCTGGACGTACTATCCTGGCTTGTAAAAAATTATAGGAAGTGACAAAAAATGAGAAAAATTTACTTCGACGCGGTACAAGCTATGAACCGCTACGGCGAAGACTATTATAAGACAGTACATGAAAGCCTGGACGCTTGTGCCTCAGATGAGGAGGCTGCTAAATGGCTTGTTGTTGAGTGTATTAATAAAATTCAAAACTACCAGGATTTAAAAGTAGTATTGGCGCTTGTGTTTAATTATATGCCAGGTAAATACAATTACCTGGAAGACTACGAAGCCATGGCTTTTTTAATCATGGCATATGCTAACGGAAGCATAACAAATGAGGAATTTTATAAAAAAACTGGAGTACGTGTAGGGCTTTAAGCCCTACCCTATTAAGGAGGCTTATTTATGAATATAGATATGAGTATTGGCGAAGTTATGGGCTTATTATTGGAAGGCTCAACTAATCAAAAACAATTTATGGCAGACATATCCGAAAGCGGTAACGATTTATATGAAGTCTTCGGAGTATTGG